CCAGTATATGCTTTAATAAATAGAGGTGCAAAAGTTCAGACTGGAGCTGTTAATGTTATTGATTTATTCCCTGATTATTTTGCTGTTGATTATTTGAATGGAGCTTTTAAGTCAATAGGCTATAACTTTTCAAGCTCATTTTTTGAGGCTTCTGATAAAGCTAATTTAATAATTCCCTTTTTTGGTAATAACTTTAGAGATTTTGACAGAGTAGAAACTAATACAGCTGTTGTTAAAATGGATAGTTCGGTAACTAATTTTGACAACACTTTTACAATAGACGGTACGGCACTAACTTTAGACCAAATATTTTTTGAACATAAATTACTAAACTATCAAGGTACATCATTTACAGGTGGTAGGGTAGATTTTTCTTCACAAATAAAGGTAGCTGATTACGATGACACTCCAAGCCCTTTAAAAGATGCTGCAGGTAATTTTGCTTCTAACCAGTATGTTGTGCCTTATGATAATAAATATACGGTAGGAGGTTTATTAGACTATACAATAACATACAATCCAAATGACACTTGGGATAGTTACTATATAGACCATAGAGTAAAAGTTACAAGAGGCTCGCAAAATATTTATTTATTTGCTTACACTAATAACACAACAACAACTACAACAGTATTAAGTAGCACAAGAACGCAGGTAAGAACAACAGCTAACTTTAATACAGCTTGGTTTGCTTTGCAGGCTGGAGATGTTTTAGAATTAACATATATGTTTGTAGTAAAAAAAAACGCAGTAACACCTACAACTTATTACTTTAGTTTATCACATCAAAATTTACCAATAACATTTAAGCCTTACAACTTTTTTCAAGAAGGAGATACTTTTAATTGGAAAGATGTATCAGATGATAAAATTAGTTTATTAGACATTGTTAGAGATATTGGAAAGGTTCATAATATAGTTTTTAGAGTTGACAGGAAAACTAAAACAGTATATGCAGAAACAAGAAACGACTTTTACAATGCACTGACAACAGCAGAAAACCATACTGATAGATTAGACCCATCAAAACAATTTGAGATAACTTACAATTCATCTTATTATAAAAGAAATCATACCTTTAAATATAAGGAAGATGACAAGGATGATTATTTAAAAGCAAGAAATGATGAGTTAGATGATGAATGGATGAGTTATGCTCACGCTTATTCAGATAAATTTAAAGAGGGCGTTTCTAAATTGGAAACAAAGGTTATAGGAGCTACTTATACAGTATTAGACACTTACTCAGGGTCTAACTTCCCATTTTATACGGCAAGAATGTGGAATGATGAAACATTACCCCCAGCTTCAACTAATTTTAGCCCAAGACTATTGTACTTTAATTATAATTCACAGCAAACAATAGACGGTCAAACTTGTGACTTTCAATTTGCTTCTGAATCATCAAAAAGAACAACAATACCTTATGCTTTACCGTTTCCAGTAGTTCAAGATGGAATTACATTAGCAAGTGTAGATGGTGTATTAAGCTTTAAGGATGTTGATGGTGGCGATGGACTTTGGAAATCTTTATTTTCTGTTACAGCTAATGAAATAGTTGAAGGTAAGAGAGCAAAAGTGTATTTTAAATTTGATTTAGTTGATTACCAAAGTTTTGACTTTAGAAAAGTTATTTATATAGATAATAGATACCCAGAGTTAGAGGGGTATTGGAGAGTAGAAAAAGTAATAAACTTTAAGCCAACATCAAGAAGTATAACAACTCAATTTGAGATAATACAAGCTAAAAACTTTGAAGCATTAACAAAAAATTCAAAATCAGGGATACAAACAGAAACTGGTAACGACACATTAAGTAACAACTATTTTCAAGTGGGCTCTCAAGTAGATGTTATTAACTCTTCTTCAAACACTCAAAGAAGCGTAAATACTGGCAATAATAACCAAGTAGCAGATGATAGTAATATAGTATTTGGTAATAATTTAAGAGTTACAGGCTCAAATCAGGTTGTTATGGGTCGTTTTAATGCTGATGTTTCCTCTGATTTATTTCAATTAGGAACTGGAAGTGGAGATAATGACACTAAAACACTAATAAGAGTAGATGAAAATGGCAATACATTTTTTAACGGTGTTCAAATAATAGATAATACTGGTTTGTCAGGAGGGCTAATAGTAGATATTTCATCAGACATAACAGCCGATGAGATTGTTGATACATATTTAGTAGATACTTCTGGAGGAAATGTTACTATAACACTCCCAATGGATGTTTATATAGGTAAAACTTGGAATATTAAAAAGATGACATCAGCAAATAATTTAAAAATAGAAGGAGATAGTGATGGTATGGGTAGTAAATACCCAATAGACGAAGACACAGCTGGAGTTACAATATCAACTCAATATGATGTTAGGGCAATTAAAAAAAGTAATAACAATAAATTTATTATAGTTTAGTAATGGCAGATAAAGTAGTAGGAATAAAAATAGATGTCCAAGATTCTGGTAGGCTTAGCCAATTAGAACAGAACTTAGTTAAATTAGGACAAAGAAGGAGGGAACTTAATAAATTAGTAAGAGAAGGCACTACCTTAACAGATAGAGAAGCAAAAGAATTAGGAGAGTTAGGAACTCAAGCCCAAGCAACAAGAAACAAAATAAATGACTTAAAGAATGGTATATTAAAGCAAAATGATGCTTTAAAAAAGAATAGTGGTTTTGTAGCAGGCATTCGCAAGGGTATAGGTCAATGGGCTACTTCAATGATAGGGGTTACTGCTGCTATTGCAGGGGTTACTGCATTAGTTGGTAATGCTATACAGATATTTAGAGATTTTGAAAAGGCAAATAGCCAATTAGCAGCGGTTTCAGGAGCAACAGCGCAACAAATGGAAATGATGAAAAACCAAGCTAAAGAATTAGGTTCTACTACTGCATTTACAGCTTCACAAGTTACAGAGCTTCAAACAGAGTTCGCAAAATTAGGTTTCCCAACAGATGATATTTTAGATATGACAGGGGCTACTCTAAGTGGAGCTGCTGCATTAGGTAGTGAATTAGGAGAACAAGCTGCATTAACAGGAGCTTTATTAAAGCAGTTTGGGTTAGATGCAAACCAAGCCACAAGAGTTAATGATGTTTTAGCTACTGCTGCGTCTAAATCTGCGTTAGACTTTAATAAACTTAGTACAGCGTTACCTATTGTTGGTGCTACTGCAAATGCGGCTGGAAAAACAATAGAAGAAACAACAGTTTTGTTAGGTAAATTATCAGACAGAGGTATAGATGCTTCAACTGCTGGTACATCATTAAGAAATATATTTTTAGAACTATCAAAACAAGGATTGACTTTTGAAGAGGCTATGCAGCAAATAAACGAATCTACGGATAAGAATAAGACGGCTATGGATTTGTTTGGTAAGCGTTCTGCTACTGCTGGTATTATTTTAGCTGATATGGAGGGGACTGTTACTGACTTAGATATAGCAATGGAAAAAGGTACAATCACGGCTAAAGGTATGGCTGACACAATGCTTAATAATCTTAGTGGGGATATTACCAAAGCAGAAAGTGCTTGGGAGGGGTTTATATTAAGTATTGAAGATGGGGATGGAGTAATAAGCAAAGCAGCGAGAAGTATAACTCAAGAGTTTACTGGTATGTTAGGGCAATTAACAAAGCTAAATGAAGGTGATTTTTTTGGTTTTGCTGCTGATTTTGCAGTATCGCAAGGTATATTAACAGATAAACAAGCAAGGTATAATGAGTTATTAGCAAAAAATGCTGGGTTTTTAAAGTTAGCAGCTGAAAATAAAAAGGCTTTAAATGGAATAACAACAAAAGAACTAACTGAACTTGTTAAATTGAATGCTTTTAAGGATAAAGAACTTGAAAAAGAAGCAAGAAGAATAATAGTTAAGAGGCAACAAGCAGATGAATTAAAGAAATTAGCAGAAAAGAGAGTTTCTGATGAAAACCAAGCTTTAGCTGATGAAGTTGCTGGTTCAGAGCTTTCAGACAAAGAAAAAGAAGCAATAAACAAAAAAGCAAAAGCAAGAGCTAAAGCAAAACAAGATGCTCAAGCAAAAGCATTAAAAGAAATTGAAGACAGAGAGCAAGCAGACATAGAAGCAAGTGGAGAGGAGGGTAGTTTTGAGGACGAAATAAATAAATTGGTTGAAGAGGAAACTGCAAAGGCTGAAATACCAGCATCAATAAGAAAAGAAATAAAAGATAGAGAAGCCGATGAAGATATTGAGAGAAACGAGAAAGTTACTGCCGCTGATAGAAAAGCTGCTGAAGACCAAAAGGAAATTGAAGCATTAAAAAGAAACGCAAAAAATCAAAGTATAGATTTAGCTGCAAATGCAGCAAACTTGGCTTCGCAATTAGCAGAAGAAGGTAGCGCAGAACAAAAAGCATTGGCAATAACATCAACATTAATATCAACATATCTATCAGCACAGCAAGCTTATGCCAGTCAATTTTTGCCAGCCCCAACTCCATCATCTCCAATTAGAGGTGCTGTTGCAGCATCGATAGCTTTAGCAAGTGGTTTAGCAAATGTCAAAAAAATAACATCAGTTAAGGCTGCTAACGGTATGATTACTGGAGCTTCTCATGCTATGGGCGGAGTTCCATTTTCGGTTGATGGACAATTAGGTTTTGAAGCAGAAGGAGGAGAGGCTATAATAAATAAAAAGAGTACTCAAATGTTTAGACCTTTACTGAGTGCTATTAATGAAGCTGGAGGTGGTGTTTCTTTTGCTAAAGGTGGTAAAATAAAGAAGTTTCAAAATGGGGGGATACCTAATAATTTGAGTGTATCATCTGCACAACAGGGATTTTTGCAAAGACAATTAAACTTAGAAGAGTTTTCAAGTACTATTATAGAAGGTATAAATAATAAACAAGTTATAAATGTAGCCTCAAACACAAGTGATGTAGCTACGGAGGTTTTTAATACACAGTCAGAAGCAACTTTTTAATTATGATGATAGATGAAAAAACAAAAGAAAAACGTAGAAGTATCTGCCAAGTTTGTCCCTACAAAAGAGGAAACTTCAAATTATTCGGTATCACTTTATTTAAAAGAATACCACAATGTAAAGTTTGTAAGTGTTCTATATTATTAAAATCAATCTTTAAAGATAGTAAATGCCCTAAAAATAAATGGTAAGAGATAAAGCATTACAAATAAAAGATAAGCAACCATACATTGACGCCTTAAATGAGATTAAAAAAATAAATCCCAACAGAAAGAAAGTAGCTCTTTTAATAGACACTTACAATGAGCTTAAAGGCTATGAGTTATTTCATATAGATAGCTTCTTTAAGTGTGGTGATTGCAGAAGAAATATAAAAAACTTTTGGACTAATATAGTTAATGAATGGAGCAAATAATAGTAAAGGAGCTGTTAAATAAATATGGCATAGATGCCGATAAAAAAACGGTTAGTTCATTTGTTAAAATAATTCAATTAGGCTTTAATGCGACTTGGTTAAAAAACTCTTGCATAATAAAAGATTTTGACACTATGTATAAAAAAGGAATGACAAACACAGCTATATATGTAGAGTTAGGAATAACATATAAAGCTCATCATGATTCTATTAGGAGAATAGTAGCAAATAGAAAAGATTACGAACTATAATTTTAATGTACTATTTATGTACAAAATATAGTTTTGTATATTAATAATTTTGTAATATAATATTTTATGAATATGATATTTAATAAAAAAGAAGATTACACAGAGTTAAGTATTAACGATGAAATCGGCTTTTGGGGGATAAGTCATCAAGACTTTACAAATCAATTAAAAGATGTTGACGGAGATATTAAGTTAAACATTGCCTCTTATGGCGGTGTTGTTACTGACGCCTTTGCAATATATAACTCCTTAAAATCTCATAAAGGTAGAGTTGTAGCTAATATCTATGGAGATTCAGCAAGTTCAGCGACCTTAATAGCTATGGCTGCTGATGAGATTAGAATTGCTGATAATGTTATGTTTTTAATCCACAATGTTTGGGGAGGGGTTACAGGAGAAGCAGATGATTTAAGAAAGTATGCCGACGATATGGATAAAGTAAATGCTAATATAATTAATGTTTACAAGAAAAAAACAGGACTGAATAAAAACACAATTAAAGCTTTAATGAATAAAGGGGATTGGATGACAGCAAAAGAGGCTAAAGAGAATAAGTTAGTTGATGAAATAGTAGAACCTGAAAAATTATTTAACAGAAGTGAAGCGTTGTTAATGAATAGTGTAAATGCTGAAATGAAAGCAGCATTATTAGAAAAAGTAAATAAATTAAATAATAATAAAAATCAATCAGAAATGAACGAAGAAACAAAAGGTTTCTTAGCTACTTTGAAAGATGACATTCTTAACGCAATTAAGCCTAAAGAAGAAGTTGTTGTTGAAGAAGTTGTTGAGAACAAAGAGGAAGCAATCTCAAAAGATGATGTTTCTGAAATGGCTAATTCATTGAAAGCAGAGTTTGATAGTACTATATCTGCAAAAGATGCTAAAATTGCAGAACTTGAAGCGAAAGCAAATGAGGCTGCTGAATTAAAAGCTGAATTAGACAAATTAAAAGCATCTAAAACAGAAGTTAAAGGAGAAGAAAAATCTCCAAATGTAGAACTACAAGCTAAAGAAGAAGGTAAGCCTTTATTTAACTTTTTGGCTAATAAATTAAACGCATAAGAAAATGGCAAATGCAGCAACTACAAGTTTTTCAGTAACATATAACGGTAAATTCGTTACTGATTTATTTTTAAAACCACAAGAAGGTGGTCAAGATATTTTTTCAATTTACCGAGTAATGCCAAATGTAGTAGATAAGGAAAACATTTATATTACTGGAAATTTATCAAAAATATTAAAAGGTAAGGAAGGATGTGGATTTTCATCAACAGGGGATTTTGAGTTAACAGACAGACAAATCCAAACAGAAAGAATCGGGGCAGACTTAGAGCAATGTTGGTCAGCTTTTGAAGGAGAAGTTTTTGAAGAATCTTTAAAGCAAGGTGTTCAAAAAGGAGATATTCAAGGGACTTGGCTTGAAACAACAATTAGAGCTAAGATTATGGATGCTTTAGCTTCTGATATTCCACGTTTACAATGGTGGGCTAAAAGTGGTGCTTTAAGTGCTGATTACGACCCATTTGATGGTTGGATGCAGAACTTCTATGACAACTCTGCAACAATGGGACAATATGCAGCTACATCATCTATAAGTGGAGCTGAAAGTTTAGGTGTTTTACAAACTGATGGAGCTTTAAAAATCTTAAAAAGTATGTATGCTAATCGTACAAAAACTTTAAGAGAGCTGCCAAAGTCAGACCAAAAAATCTACACTACTCAAACAATGTATGACAACCTTTTAGAGACTTATGAAGACACTCAAAGCTCTGCTGGTTTACTTAGATTGATTGATGGAGATGGAGATGAAACTAAGATAATGTTCAGAGGTTATGAAGTTATTGTTGTTAAGGGGTGGGATACTCAATTAGCTGATACGGATAACCCTCACGCAGCAACATTCGGAGCTAATACAACTGTTTGGACTACTCCAAAAAACTTAATCTTAGCTACAAATGTAAGCGACCCTAAATCTCAAATTGAGATGTGGTATGAGAAGAAAGATGAGAAAGTTTATACAAGAATTAGATATAAACAAGGTGCTCAAATCTTACATCCAGAGTTAGCTTCATTGCTTTACTAACATAATATAGGGGGCGTTAATTCGTCCCCTTAACTTAATAAAATAAATATAATGGCAGAATTACAAAATGATGTATTGGTAGACTGTAACAGTAATAACCGTAATGGAGGTATAAAGAGAATATTTGTGTCAAATAGAGAGAACATTGACACTTTTACGGCTGGTTCAGTTAATGATTACACGTCCGTAACTATGGATGCTACTTCTGATGTTTGGTTTGAGGTTCAGATAGATGATAAAGCTGGGTCAATAATTAGTGAGCCAACAAACGAAAATGGAAGCACAATGAATGCTAACACGGTTGAGGCTACAATCCCTAAGTTAGATAAGACTAAGGCTTTTGCTTTACAACAATTAGTTGATAGCTGTAAAGTTATTGCAATAGTAGAAACTTATAATAGCACAGGAACTTACAACCAAGCTTTTGTAGTAGGTTATGATGAAGTTTTAAAAAAGGATGCAGCTTTAATGTGTTTAGTTGCTCAAACTTTAGAAACTGGTTTACAGGGTCAGAATGCTTATACATTAACAATGGAAGGCGAATCAAAAGAATTAATAAGAGAGTATGTTGGTACTATCGTTGCTTATGACGGTGGCTCTAACACTATTGTTAACTTTGGTTCATAATATTAGAGGGTGGTTAATTCCACTCTCTTTATAACATAAAAAATATGTATAAAATAAAAAAGGCAAGTGTAGGAAAGTTGTATTGTTATTCTAAGGGGTGTTTTCCTTTAAATGACAACTTAAAACAATCAGTACTTAAACAACTATTTAAAGATAATTGCGAGCATATATACTATGGAGAAGCAAAAAGAACAAGCGAGGAAACCAAGACATCGGAAAGTACCGCAAAAGAAGATATTAGCAATAACAACACAAGACGCAAAACCGACAGAGGAAAAGCAAACAAAAAACGAACAAACAACTAAATGGTATCCTTTTTTTAAGGATTCAAAAAACACATATATTAATGATTTAGCTTTAAGGGCAAAAAGAAGTCCTACTCATGGAGCTATATTACAATCTAAAGCCACTTATACAGGGGGGCAAGGCTTTTTATTTTTCAAAGATGATGAGCCAATAGCAAAAAAAGATTTAGACACTAAGTTTAAAAACTACATTAGAAGTGTAAATAGACACAACGACACACTACATACCTTATTTGGTTTAGGAGCTTATGACTATGCTTATTCAGGTAACCACTATATAGAGGTTGTAAAGTCAGATACTTACACAAGTTTATTTTATCAAGATGCTTCAAAGGTAAGAGTAAATGATGATACAGCTTTCATAAGTGCTTATTGGAGAGATATTGAAAATAATCCATACTACAATAAAACAGATTATCCAGTTGAAGAAGTTGAGCTTTGGAATGGGGATATTAATACAAGGCAAAAAAGATTTATTTACCACATTAAAAACACAACTCCAGAATATGATTATTATGGGTTGCCAGAGGGGGTAAATGCTTTATTATGGGCTGACATTGAATACAAAATCCCTCAATTTAATTTAGACTTATTTAAGAATGGGTTTTTTCCAAGTATAGCAATGAGTATTATTGGTAGCAACCCTCCAGAGGGAATGACGCCCCAAGAATATGTAGAAGCTATAAGGGACGGTTTTACGGGGGAAGGTAACAATAGTAAAATGTTTATTCAAATGGTTGAGAGCTTAGAACAGGCAGCTCAAGTAACTGAATTTAACACTACAAGGGACGGTCAATTTACAGAGCTTCAAGAATTAGCAACTAAGAATATTATATCAGCTCATAGATGGTTTCCAAGTTTGGCAGGTATTTCAACTGCTGGAGCTTTAGGTAGCAATCAACAAATAAGAAATGAATACAACATTGCTTTAAAAAGTGTTATTATACCTTTCTACCAAAAACCATTATTAGGAGCTTATGAAAACTTAATAAGAATAGCTGGTTTTGATTATGATTTAGACATAATAAATGTAGCTCCAGTAGGAATAGAGGATAATATAGACCCTAAATTAGTATTGACTTTTAATGAGCAAAGAAAAATTTTAGGATTTGAAGCAGACGAAACAAAAGAAGGAATTTATTTAAAAGATAAAAATGAGCCTAACACAGGAAATGATGACGGCAGCCGAAGTCAAAACGGAAGCAATAGTCAACAGTAATTTAGACACAGCATACTTGGATGGTCGTATTTTAGATGCTCAAAGGCATTATATTAGACCATTTATAGGTAATGATTTTTACGAAGAGTTATTAACTCAAATTGCTGCAAGCACATTAACAGTAGCAAATACTAACATAATGGTTTATATAAAAAGAGCTTTAGCTTATTATGTTGTTTATGAGGCTTTACCATCTATTAGAGGTCAAGTTAGTAAAGGCGGTGTAATGGTTAATATAAGCTCAACAAGTGAGCCAGCAAGTGATTTAACTTTTGGGTTGATTAGAAATGATTATAATTCTAAGGCTGAAAGGTATATGAAAGAAATAGATTTTTATATAAAAGATGTTAGAAAGGATGATTCTACTGCTTATCCTTTATACTGTAAAAATCAAACTCAAACAAGTGGAATAATTATATATTAATGATTTATAAAACAGCAATATCACCTTACTCGATAAAAGAAATAGATGCCGAAACAACATTTCTTTTAGACTTATATCCAGGTGCTATATCTGCTCACTCATTCAGATTATTAAAATCAAGCTATACAGGAAGTTGTATAAGAGTAAGGAGGTCTATTGATAATTTAGAGCAAGACATAGGATTTTTAAATGGTTATTTAGATACTGCTTCAATGCTTACATTTTGTGGCTTAGGAAATGGATACATTGTTACTTGGTATGAGCAAACTGGATTGGGTTATGACGTAACAAATTCAACAGCAAGTGAGCAGCCTCAAATCGTATCAAGTGGAACTTTAATCACAGTTGGTGGGTTTGTTGCATCAGATTATGATGGCTCACATAGTTATTTAACAGCAGGTTTAGGTAATTCGTTAAATTATGTCGATAGTATTAGTTTATTTAGGGTAGGTAGTTCAGATAGTATTGCAGCAGGTAAAAGGCTTTGTTCAGACGATAAAATCGGGGTGCAAGGTTATTTTATTGACTACTTTAACAACACAAGCAGTTCGTATAATGATGGTACAGGCTATATAACAGCAAACCAGTCTATATTAGCAGCCTCAACGCATTTTGTTTATTCAACTTGCGTAAAAATAAACGGAAATGTTGAAATAGATTTTAACGCTTCTAATGAAACCAGTAGTTTAGCAGCTTGGGATGGTTCAATAGGTACAAGTGGGCAAGCAGGTTATTCTATTGGCAGCGGTGCGGATGGTGGACAGCTTTACGATGGAAAAATACAGGAAATAATAATTTTTGGTTCTGATAAATCAAGCGATAAAACAGGAATAAGAGAAAATCAAAATAACTATTATAATGTTTACTAATGGAATGTATTAGATTTAACACAAACAAAGAGGCAAACGCCTTTATTAAAAATGTAAATAGTGGAGAGGGTTTCCCTGTTGCTAATGGGTTAACAAAGTCTTATTGCAAATTTATTAATTATGAAGGAGGTATTTACATAAAAATTGATTCAGTTATTGAAAAATACATTTCAAATGAAAATATTGTTAATATAGAATTTATTTATAATGATTAAAAAGAATTTACCTTTTCATTGGAAGGAAATAGAGTGTAGTTATATAAAGGTTAATGAGTTATGACTAATACAGAGATAATATCAACAATATTAGGCAGTTCTTTAGTTACAGGGTTAGTAGGTTGGATTTTAGGTAAACGGAAAGAAGACATTGAGGTTGCTTTAAAGTATCAAGAATTTTATCAGAAGCATATTGACGATTTAAAAGAAAAAATATCGGAATTAGAAAAAAAAGTAACCATTTTGATAGACCAAG